AACACTTGTTAAAATTTGTTCATTACTCATCATTAATTCATTATCCAAAGCGACGAATGTATATTTTTTTAGTGGCAATTTATAGTCATCTGCTGCGGCTAATTTTTCAATCAATATCCACCACCAGGCATATGAAATCATTCCTAATTCTGAAATCATAGCAGCGATTTTAGGATCATTGCTCGCATTGATGTCATGACTAAAATAGTAGGATTGGTTTTTCGCCATTTATATCACTCTTCACTGTCGTTAAATAAACTATCCTGGGCTCGACGTCCCATAATGAACTTAATACATTCATCGATTAAATCTTGAACGGAGATAGCAAATGTAGAGTCTGCATATTCAACATTTAACCAGTCCGTTTTAAATTTAAATTCATTAGGTGTATTCATATCAGACACGATACCTTCAACACCAACCTTGTTAATAAGACCTTCAATGTCGCCATACTTGAATTTGAATGTATTTACCAAAAATGGAATTTTAAATTCTTCCAGGAATTCAAAATTCTTCTTCACAATAGACTGCAGTTTGCTGAATGCTTGCAGCAGTTCAGGACGCGGATCATCCTTAGATTTTAGCGTGAATACATCCGTTAACCCTGTAGCAGATGGTTTTTGATACGCAATGCTGATATCGTTATCTGTGATTGCTATTGATTTAATAATCATAAGGGACTCCTTTCTTGTTCTACGATTACTAACTTGCCAGTAGCAGCTTGAACAGCTTTCTTAAATATTTCTGAATCTGAGTTACTATCAGATAAATGTAGTAGTCGTATATCTTGACACTTAGTTAGGTCCATTGATTTTAGAAATTTAATTACATTTTCTAGTGAAAAATGAGATTGGATTAACCGTTCCATTCGCTTTTCATCTAAATAACCAGCTTCTACTTGTTGATTTAGAATTTCATAAGAATGGTTACATTCAACCATGATGTGATCAACATCTTTAAATGTGTACCTACAATAATAGGTATCGGTAATATATAGCAGTTTCTCTTCACCATCAGAAATCAAAAATCCGACATTGGGCACGTCGTGTTCTAATTCAAATGGTAGAATACTAAAATTACCTATCGTAAATTGGACCTTAGGCGTAATATAGATAGCTTTATGATGTCCTGCTACATATAATGCGTCTGCAGTATCTTTTAACATATATACCCGGTGACCTAGCTTTAATAGATCATTTACAGCCTTGCTGTGGTCTCCATGTTGATGCGTTAGCAATGTGCCACATAGATGTAAGAAATTAAATCGACAATACCGCTGGATTTCTTTAAAGGATAACCCTGCATCTAGTAGTAGTTCATCACCATTAGTTGAGGTTTTGATTCGGTAGCAGTTCCCTTTTGAGCTACTACCGAATGCTTGAATACTAATCACAATTAATCACCAAACATATTAACTGCTTTTCCAGTTTCCGGATTAACGAATTCACTGGCAGAACCAGGTTCAATGTCAATGGCTTCAGAATTTGCATTATTAGCGATTGTTTCTGCTACGTCAGATTGAACATCGATAGTTTCACCTTCGAAATCAGGGGTAAGCTCGCCATTATTATCACGAATTACCGCTCCATCGACAGAAATTGCATTAGCCATACTCTGCATTTCAACAGATAAAATGCCATATTTACTTAGCAAACGTTTGAGTACTGTTTTAATGGCCATGGCGTCAAAGTCAGTTTTCCAAAGGCCAAAGCCCCTTTTGTATGTTTGTGAGTACTTTATAGCGTGTGCTTCAGCTTCTTCTTTAGACATATATAAATACTTTTCAAAGCCATTAATGAGCTTGAAATAAGCAATATAACCAACTACGTTATCACCAGTCCGCTCTCCTAATTCGAACTCGCCAGTAAGTTTGTTATGGTGTTTAATTTCGCCTTCGTAAATTTCACTAGCATTAANTTTACTGTTGTAGAAAGGAACGATATAGGCAAACCCCAGGTTTTGATTGATTGGAAGATCCAAAGTAGCTGCCATCACACCTGCAGTAATAACTGTAGTAGGGTCTGCTTTTGATAAAAGTTCATTATTATTAGATACAGAAATCAAACTGGACACAAAGGCCGCTGATTTTTTACCCAAGATTTCATTAAAACGTTTCTTTACTGACTCACTAGACACCATAGTTTTAAGAGATGGTGTTTGAGTTTGCGCTTTTGTTACTTCACCCATTATGTACCTCCTATGCCACGTTTTCACATACAGCGTGGATATCTAAATTGGATAAAATATTGTGAATTTCTAAACGACCTTTTTGAGTCCATTTAGTTGTGATTTTAGAGTCTAGGCGACCATCGCTTCTGCAGAATGTAAAAGTTTCGGATTTAGTGAAGCCTTTTGACATATGCTGCTTGTAGAGAATCCATTGATCACCGACCTTACGTTGTAGACCAGCTTCGTGCAAAATCTTATTTAGTTCTTGAGCACTCATACCGTAGTCAGCGGCAATCTGAGTGATAGTCAAGCAGGATTTACTAGATAAGATTTTATCTACATAATCTTTTACTGGTTTAAATTCAGCAATCTGCTGTTCTTGTTGTGCTACAATTGCTTTCGTTGCATTGTGTAACTCAACTTCATTAGCATAGGCTCTTAAAGCTTCAGGCAATGACTTGGGAATATTCATGCTATACGCACCAGTCTTACGAATTTGTGGGATTACTTCCGACGTAACCCATCGTTTAAATTGTTTCGCCGTTGGTAGTTTACTGGATAGTACCAGGGAATAAAGTCCGCTTTCATTAATTAAAATCGTTTCTTTATTTTGATTACCATCAAACACCATTGTCTTTGTTCTATCTTCTTCATCAGTATGTCGGTTTACATCTCGACTACCGTTTTGGTACCCGAGAGTATCAGCGACGTCCTTTGCAACAAACCATAATTCATTATCTTTTTCTAAAATACGAACTTGGCCAAATGTATCGTTCTTAAAAATCTGTAAATCATTCATATCTACACCTCCTCAACAGTTAATTGCGGTTTCGATTCATCAACGATCAACTTAATCGTTTGACTATTAACTGGAACGAATTCAGTTACTGCTTCTGCATTATCGATGAATACCGGAGCATTCACTTTGTAATAACTTGTTAGTGCATTAATGATATCTAAACCTACATTAATGCGTGCTGCGTTATTCATGCTGCGGTATGGTACCCCCTTATAGGTAGTTTCGCAGCACTCCTCAATGTTTCCGTTGATCATGACATTAAACATCTTGAATCGCGCTAACTTGAATCTCGAGTTAATGACATCTTCTAGCATATTAACCTTTGCTTTAATGAATTCATCCATTAAGAAGGACGCTTCATCAAGTGCGTTCTTTTCTGCCACTAACTTTTGTTGTTGGTTTTCTAACTCAAAGATTCGATGGTTAATATCATCAATAAGCTTAAATTTATTTAATTCAGTCTCAAGCCCTGCTTTTTTAGACTTCATAGAGCTCAACTCTTCGTCGAGTTTAGTAAGTTCTTCAGTATCAGCTCCTGGTTCATCGTCAATCTCTAGTAAGAATAATTGAGCCTTCAAATCAGCATAGACTGGATCATCTTCAAGATTAGGCTCAGAGTATGCCTCATATTCTTTAAATTTAACATTGTAAGCATCATTATATTGAGATGCCTCAGTAGTTAAACTATCAATCTTTGACACCATAATTTCTTGTTGCTCTTCATAGTTTGCTTTAAGCTTTACTGCACTTTCAATAAGCCCTTTCCACTCCTCAAGCTTCTTAGATTTATTGGTGTTAAACTCTGCCTCGAGAATCTCTTGCTTATCCGCGGGTAGTGCTTGGCCACAAGTAGGGCAAGATTCTTTATTGAATTGTTGTGCGTTAAACGTATCAAATTCAGATTGTAAGGTTATAATGCGTTTAGACTCACGTTCAATTTCTTTATTGAGCTCATCTCGTCTATCAGCACATCTATCTCTGTCTACTTCCACCATTTTTAGTTTGGTTAAAGAGGCTTCATATTCATCGCGCAAGCGTTGTTTTTGTTTATGATAGTCAGATAGTACTTTAGAGCTTTGCCCCTCTAACTGTCGGTTAATATCACGGATTTTAGATTCCTTTTCAGTAGAACTAAACCCGTTTTGAATAATTGCCTTTTGCTTTTCAACTTCATCTATACCAGCGGATAAGGTTTCAATATCACGAATGAGTTTTGCTTTATCAGATGTAATTTCAGGTTTATTACGCATAGCTTCATCAATGCGAACTGGAATCATATCCAGCTCTTTATTTATGGCGGTCTTCTTAGCTGCGACCACCTTACGATGATCATCTACTGTTCTCCCCTCTAACAGTCCAGCCAATCGTCTTAATTCATCATGGCTTGCGATAACATCTTCGTCTGAGATATCCCCGCACATTTCCAAAAGTAACTTGCGACGATTTTGCCAGGAGTACGTTTCGTTAAAATACAATGGATTTGTAATTAATTTGAAGATGCTTTCATCGACAAGTGAACTAACCATTTCTTTGTATTCTTTTTCTTTTTTAGGAACACCATCAACAAAATAATCTGTCGTGTGGCCTGTCATAGTTACTTCACCACCACGAGGGGATGAATACTTTTCACGATACACACGTTTGAGTTCTACTGTGCCACCTTCATCTAAAGTAAAGGTACCTGTTACTTCATGATTGACTTTATGAATGGGTTCTCCTCCATCCAATGTTTTGATTTCAAAGTCAGCCCTATCTAGGCTATCTTTGCCAAATAGTAACCAGCACACAGAGTCAAATACAGTTGTTTTACCAGTAGCATTATCACCACGGATTACGACATCGCCATTAAGATTTATGGTAAATGACTTTAGCCCTTTAAAATTTAGTAATTCTAATTTTGTGAGTTTCATAGTGATCTCCTATACAACAGTGGCATCCACATCGATGGTATGCGGTTCAATCTTTAATTGATTGGCCCATTGCATAACCGTCGAATTAATATGAGCATTCTTTTTAAGCATTTCATTAGCAAAGAGCTTAGCCTGTACTAAGTCAAATATTTGACGACCTTTCTTCTTACCCTTATTGGCCAATTCTAGGCATGCAACCGGCTTCATAGCATCATCAGTAACTAGCACTATTGCCGTAGTTCCTTTCATGACTCTATCTCGGTATGAGCCAACACAATTTTTTAACCGTTTACCAGCAGTCATTAAATCTGCTGCAGTTCTTGGGACCATAAAATGCATTCCGTTTACATCCGCTTGTAATTGAGGAACCTCCGGAAGCATTACGTCGCCGTACTCTTGTTTGTTGAATATTCTGATAACTTCATCATGAAAGTTCTTCAGCTTAAACCGTTTTGCCCATAATACATCTTGGTATTTTGCATCGAGTTTTGTGTACATATCTACACAATCTTCGATATCACGAATGTCTTCGGATAACATCCAGCGCAATACCGCTGGCTCACCACATCGCTTAATTAGCTCCTGCCACATGTCCTTAGAGTGAGGTGTATTTAACTTCATCGCCTTACGAAAATCATTAGCGTTATGAAGCTTACCTGTATAAGGGCAAGCACTTTCATAGCTTCTTTGTAGCGTTAGAATAGTACGTCTACAATTTTCATCACCAAAGAGATTAAGAACATCAGACATATATACGCTTAATGGATCGTTAACCATACACTTCCGCAAGGCTCTACTATTGGGAGCCTTATATGATTGTCTAAGTGCTTCTTGAAAATTCATACCCTTTCTTGTAGCCGCCAATACATCGTCTTCAAACGGAATATTTGTATATCGATATAAGCAGTAAGCATTAGTCCAGTGCACATACTGTCTCATCAAGCTAACAATACTAGGCATATCCGGTGCCGATAATTTTAAAATCATATTAAGCAGCATCGTAAAATGATAGCCGTTGTCTTCAGTGGCACCAGGAGCTACATATACATCCTTAGCGCCATACCCATATGTTTCCTTTAATCGTTTTTCAAACATAGACCTTAATGCTTTGAATGTTTTGTTTAAAAATTTTCTGTTAAAGTCTGTCATTGCGTATGAATCACCAAAGAATTTAAGTACAGGCATAATCTCATTTTCACGAATGTAATCAACAGTCAATTCATAACGGATTCTAAATCTATCAATGAAGATAGCCTTGCGTTTCTTAAAGTCGAATCGCAACGTTTCCGTACACATTCCGTGGTCGTTTTTTCTTCCGTCAAAGAAAAGCTGTATGCCTTGGTATCTAATTTTTAAATCTAAGAAATGTTTGTAATTAATAACCTCCACATAAGCGGTCACAGGATATACTTTCTCATCACTAATGGAATAGTAAATTTTATGATCACAAGGATTGGAAGATGTTTGGCAGTTTGGACAGGTGTAGTATTTGGCACCGGTAACATATCCATTATGATATGAATATTTACGCTGCCAGCTACCCCCAAACGTAAACCCACAGTCGATATGGTGGACAGTTGTGTATTCCGCTCCATAAGGAGACTCTAGGATTACGCTATCGAACATTTTGTGAATATAGGTACTGGATACAATCTCCACAGTGAATACCCCCTTTTAGTCGCCGAACATAGCGAATAAGTCCGCATCTTCTTCTGGCACAGGGGCAATCACTTCTTCAGCCTCTTTAACAACAGGTACAGGAGGCTCGCTTGATTTGGCCTTACGCTTACGTTTAGGTTTTTCTTCTTTAGGAGTGTCTTCAGATTTTTCTTTAGGTGTAGCTGTCTTAGGTGGCTCTACTACATCAAAAGCTTTTACAATCGCATTAGATGCTT